GAATTGTTTTTGAAACAAAATATTTATTTTTTTCACCTGGATATTTTACACAATATCCATTCTTATGTTTTTGAATATATTTTTCATTTTCAGACTTTTTTACAACTAAAGGCTCAGTTAAATTATTTAATTTATTTAAATATTTAATTGCCCTATTATAATTATATTCATCTGTCTTACTTTTTGAAATAAACTTTTTTTCAGGTCCCATTGGATGATTACAAATTCTATAACCACCATTTATCTTCAACATATACATAGACAAATGTAGATTCGTGTTATTTGATAACTCCGATCTTGTTTCACAAGAAACATTTTTACCTTTTAACGAATCGCTAATTTTTTTCTTAGTATCTTCATGTTGTTTTCCATTTGAACCACCTCGTTTAATATTCATACCATTCGGAACTATTGTATTATATTTTTCAATATAAAATAATTCCCTTTCATTTAAATATTCTTGTTCACATTCTTCTAATAATTCTATTAAAAAATGCTTTTCACCATATTTTCTTAAAGATTTATTTAAAACTTTACAATTATCTTTATATTCCCTCTTAGAAGCATCTATGTGTTGCTTCCATCTGTTTTCTAATGATTGTACAGTTTGTCCTATGTATTTTTTACCAGATGGAGATGTTATCATATATATAATCCCCATTGTTAGTTATTAATATCATAGGTAAATAATTCTTTAAATTAAAATCTTTAGAGCTTGGCTGCTGATTGCCCAATCCTTTTAGATTGTCACTATATCCAAGTTTAATCTTGGCCAGAAAATTCTTTCGAAAATTCTTTAGTACTAAAAGGCTCTAAGGGGTTTTCAGCAATTTGATAGTGTTGCAAAAATAACTTTGTAGAAAAAGTTTATTTTCACTAGTAGCTATACATATTAATCAACGGATAAAAACAAAGTGTGGACTAACATTGATTAATAGAGGAGTATTAACTGTTTTTTCTATAACATATCCCCTTAGTTATAGCAGGCTACTTTTCTACCCTTTAATGTTTAAAAGGTTTGTTCGATTGCTTCAATAGCAAAGTTAGTGTGTCGTCTGTAAACGACCTTGAAAAAAGTAATTTGAGGATTACCTGTAAGGTAAATATCTTGAGCACCATCGGTTAATCCAATATTTTTCAATATTGGCCGGACTATATCTTAAGCAATTCTTATAGAATCGCCCATTTCCATTTAGTCTCTGAACGTTCTTCTTGAATTAAATTATTCTTGTTTTATTATTCCAGTATCTTGATACTTGTGATTGATTTATTGAATAAATTTTAGCAATCTGTTTTTGAGATATACCCAAATCTTTAAGATTACGTATTTCTATAATCTTATCATTTGTTAATTTACTCATTGGATTTTCTTCATTTTTCCCATATAATGTTAAACTATTAGAAATAATAGCATCTTTTGTATTCTCCTTTGATGTTCCTAAATCTAAATGCCAAGGATTTATACATCTCCCATTATTTGTATGACTACATTTATGAAGAATAATAAAACCACCTGGTTTATATATAGGCACATCTTCTCTAAAATTATGATACATTATTCTATGTATTTGTACATATTTAGATTTATACCAAAAAACTCCGTGTTGATGTCCTTTACCTTTATGATCTTGAACAGTTCCATTCCAAATCCAACAACTATCTTTTTGTAAATTAGTTACATCTATCTTCTTTATTATTCTTTCTAAATCATTCAAAGATAATTTCCCTAATTTACCAATAGTATTAACATTATTTCTCTGTTTATTAATTAACCAATCCATTACAGTTTAAATAAAACATTTACAATTCAATTTTTAGAAGCTTCGCTGCGGATTATCCAATCCTTAATATTATTACCATTGGGTACAGCTATTAACTGTGTTCTCTTTTCATTTTTCAATGAAAAGATGGTAATTAAGGCTCTAAGGAGTTTCCCGCAATTTGAAAATGTCGCAAAAATAACTTTATAACAAAGTTTACTTTTACTAGCCAGTTATATAATGTAATAAAAATTACATCCATATTATTATACTATTTTCCTCCAAAAGTTAATATGGAACTCTTGAAGTAGCTGACTATTGTTCCCTATGACATTAAGGCTACTAATTGCATAAGTCCACCACCCATTTTTTTATTGTTTTTATAATATTCAAAAAGAAAAAAAAATTTCATAATTAACTTAATAAATGAATATAAATAATATCATCATATTCATTTTAACCTTTATATTCAAAATTAACTTTTAACATAACATTCTTATATATTGTACATAAACTGATTAATATACAAAATTAAAATTTAATTTTCCACGTTGACCATTCACAACGATTTTCTGGTCCAATCGATCCATTTTTCATTTAAATTACATCCATTTGTTCCATCCTGTACTATAGAAATTACCAGTTGCTTCAACTTTTAATGTTTTATCATTACCGGGGGTCATTGGATCTCCATATAGTTTGAATCTATCTTTACCTTTATATCGGAATATTAATTGATCACCTAATGTATTAATTGTCCACTTCTCGTCACCTGAATTAAAAAATTTAATAGAACCTTGAACACTTAAACTACCAGCATTTACAGCATCAGGACCATTCCCTGCCCATTCTTGTCCAATAGTTACACCTCCTTTAGGCAATAAATACAAAATTTCATCAGAGTACATATGAAGTCTACCTGGAGATGTTATTCGTCCTCCTGCAGGTATTGTAATACCAGTAATACCCCCTCTATCTTTTCCATCAGAGTTTTTAGTTGGAAGTGTACAGAAATCACCATCTGCACACCACAATGATCTTGGTCGTAATGTATTTTCTAGTGAAGTTAAATCAGCAATACTACCTGGTGGACCAGTAATTCTTGCTTTATAAGTATTATCACTTGTTAATTTATCAGCAACTGCATTTAAAAAATCTTGTCTACCTTGAAGAGAAGATACAATTTGACTTCTAATAGTTTCATTTATACCAATTGAACTAGCAACATTTGTTGCTAAATCCGTAGAGTTTTTAGCAATATTTGATCCTAAAGATGTCATAAAAGTATTATCAAGTTTTAATTTATCAACAACATCACTTGGATTACTTACACCTGGATCACCTTTGTCACCCTTATCACCCTTATCACCCTTTGGTCCTTGATCACCTTTGTCACCTTTGTCACCTTTGTCACCTTTTGGTCCTAATGGACCTTGATCACCTTTTGGCCCTAATGGACCTTGATCACCTTTGTCACCTTTTGGCCCTAATGGACCTTGATCACCTTTGTCACCTTTTGGCCCTAATGGACCTTGAAGTCCTCTTGGTCCTTCTGGTCCTATTGGACCTGATTGCCCTTGTCCCATATTTTATATATATTATTCAAATAAAAAAAAATTTCTATAAAAACCAATCTAAAAACCTCCATCTAATATCTCTTTTTAATATTAAAGAACTAGATTTTTTAATTTTTTCCCAAGATAAATCCATATCTATAACTGGACTTTTTATTATATGTTGTTTCATTTGTTCATTCTTTATATACACATTTTCTCTACAATTGATAATATCAGGTATATCCTTAAAACATAACATATCAGAAGAATCTTTCTCTACAGTATTAATTATCAAATTATCTAAATCATGAATTCTAATAAATTCCTTAATATCCTTAATATTACATCTATCTGTATTCATAATACGCAACATTTTGTATAAAGTTTCACTAAATACACTTGTTAAAACGCATCTTCTTTTTATTTTTTTATCTATAACCTTTTGAATATTATCTAGCTTGTAAAAATTTTCTAAATCAACAATCGTTCTTATATTAGAAAAAGGTAATAAATTAAACATCAATTCATATAAACATATAGCTAAACTCCATACATCTATTTTTTTATCATAAATAAAATTACCTCTCTTTATATTTTTTTTATAATTTGCAATATTCTCCATATCATTAATATTAAGTATAATTTCAGGAGCCATATAATATGGGGTACCACATAATTTATAATACTTTTTATATAATATATCCTTTATATCAATATCCTTTTTATTTATACTAGATAAATCATAACAAGCAAACCCAAAATCTGATAATTTAAATTGAATACCAGATTCATCATATTTTATTAAAACATTATGTAACTTTATATCTCTATGTATAATATTCTTTTGATGAATATAGTCTAAACCACACACAGTTTGTTTAAAAAATTCATACATGAAAGAATTTGTAAAACCTCCACATTGATTCCTATATTCATTTAAATTTTCACTCTTTAAAAAATCATAAACATCACCACCATCACAATATTCCATACGCAAATAATAAATACCATCGTGTTTTGTATAACCATAAAATTTAATAATATTTGGATGATCTAAAATTGATAATATTTTTATTTCACTTTCTATCAACTCCTCTAACCTATTATAATAATATTCTTGTTCCATATTCACCATTTCATCATCACCATAAGGAGTTATTCCTATATCCTTTTTATCCCTTTTACCAACACGTCTAATTGTCCTATTCTCTTTTTCTTGACTAACATTTCTTAATATATAACTTTTAACTAATTCATTTATATTTATTTCTTTGATAATAAATAACTCTTCTTTAAAACTACATAATGGATCTTCATATTTACATAAATACACATTAGAAAAAGATCCCTTTCCTATATGTTTAATCACTTCATAATCATCAATAAAATTCATACTATTATTATTTACGAAAATAAAATTAACATTTATATTAAATTCTTAAAGAAAACTTTTATTCAAGTAAATTAATTCTTTTAAAATAATTACAAGCAGCGTCATACCCTAAATTGATTATATGAATTTTATCAGATTCAGTTAAATTAAAATTTATAAAATTAATATCACTTGCCTTTATATCAATAATATGTTCAAAATATTCACATGAACGTGTATTTGTTTCCTCCCTTTTACCAAAAAAACAATTAAAAATATTCATTGCATAACTCTCAAATGAATCTATCTCTACATTTATATTTTCTTGCAATTCACCATCTGTAATTATTTTACAACCCAAGACTGTTTCCATATTATTTTTATACAATTCAATTGGAAAATTATTAATCAAACCACCATCCACATAATAATTGTCTTTATATTTTTCTGGAGAAAATACAAAAGGAACACTCAATGACATTTTTATTGCTTTTAAAACTTTTAAATTCGGGTTCTTTTTATAATCAAAAATTTCTAAATTATATTTGTTCAAATTAGATGTTACAATTTTAAAATCAATACCTCTCTTTAACCACAATTCTTTTAATGTTATATTACGAGAATACCCCTTTTTAACAATAAAACCTTCCACCCACGACATGAATTTTTTACCATCATCTAAACCATATTTTGTTAAAAAATTACGTAATTTTAACTGTTTTAAAACAGATAAATCACTCTTTATTAATTCTTCATACAATTCATCATAACTATACCCCAATACATATAGTAAACCCATAACACTACCAATCGATACACCACATACCTCTTTTATATTCATTTTAACTAAACCCTTTGAAAGCATTTCTTCAAAACAACGAATTACACCAATATAACATAAACCCTTTGATCCACCACCACTAAAAATTAACGTATCTATCTCACTTTTCATTAATAATATACAAATATTATTAAAAAAATTTAAAAACACAATTTTATCAAATTCTGTTACAAAACAATTTTATCAAATTCTGTATAAATTATATCTTGAATATTATAGGTTTTCTCTGAAAAACATTCATCGTTTTTATATATTTTTAACCTGTGATCAATTAAATTATCAAGATTTTTTTCGTCTTTTAATTTATCTTGTAAATAATCTAAAAAATATCGAATATGTTTTTGTTTATCAAAATAAAAACAAAATTTTCTAAGTTCATTTGTAATATCTATTATAAAATTATCTTGAATATCATTTAAACTTGCATAAACAATTATATTTTTTTTCAATATATTATTAATTTTATTATTATTAAATTCAAGTAATTCATTGTATAATTTTTTATTTGTATCAGAGACAAATATTAAATTGTAATCTTTATCTTTATGAACAATATTATATTCAATATAAATATTTTTATTTATAATTTTTATTTTTTGATTAGAAATACTATCTTTACGTGGTTTATAAAAATACATATACAAACCACATATTACATCAAGAATGATCATTTTAATTTGTGTAGTTGTAAACACGTATAAAATTGTACATATTATAAATATAGTTAACCATATAAACATCTTATTTAAAAATGTATGCTTTTATATTTTTAAATTACTATGGATTTCTTTCAATTTTTACAAAATTCCAAGAATAATAATGATACAAAAGTAAAAAAAACACAAGATAAAAATTCAAAAGTTAAAAATATTTCTTGTAAACCTACCGAATCAGAAGTTACAAAAGCTACAATCAATACAAACGATAACAATAATTCTTTATATAAAAATATTCGAAAAGGAAATTTTGTAAGAATTTTACATTTAAAAAATAGTCCTTTAAATGCATACAAGGGATATATTGGTGAAATCAAGGATTATAAATATGGTCAAGATTATGCAATTGTATTTTTACACGGTATAAATTGTTTAACATTTGTTAAATTTCCTCTAGATCATTTTACATTAATTGAATAAATATAAATTTGCCTAATAAGATATTATTTTTTGCTTGTTTAAAAACAGTTTTTTTAAAATTACATTTATAGATTTTATGATATCACTTTTTTCATTTTCTTTATGAATTGCATAAAAACATTGGTTTACACTTGGATCTTTATTAATTAAACCAATGTATATGTCTTGTATAACTGATGTGTTTGTTTTTAAAGATCCTTTACCAATATATATAAACCAAACTGGATTGCTACGTTTTAATTTTAATTTATTAAACATATTATCAAAGACTTTGACACCTGTTTTTATAATATCATCTTGTCTTTTTATATTATTTGATCGTACATGTATTAATTGATCTATTTCAAATTCTTTTATGTATTCTTTAAATATATCTTGCAAATAATCTTCAAAGTGATCTTGTAAGTGATCTTGTAAGTGATCTTGTATAACATCTTTATCAAAATCTAGATAATAATAGATATCTAGTTTTGATTGTGAATTTTCAATATTTGTTTTCTCAAAATTCGAAATTATATCATTCATTTTAAAATAAATATAGTTTTTTTAAATATTTTTCAACCATAATTACAAACTTTTTTTAATAGTATATTATAAGATGAATAAAAACTCAATTGATTATTCTAAATATCATTCGACTTCTGGATTATCTACAAAAGCGTGGGGACCTAGTGGCTGGTACTTTTTATTCTCTTGTATAATGGGAGGTTATCCTGTGAAAATTGACAAGAGAAAAAAAGAACATAGATTAATACAACGTCATTTTAAATATACATTATTAGGTTTGGCTTATACGATGCCTTGTATTTTTTGTAGAGAATCTTTTAAAAAATTTAGTAAAGAACTTCCTATAGATAAATTTATGTCTGGAAGAATTGAATTGATGCGTTGGTTATACGAAATACGAAATAAAGTAAACAAAAAACTAATAGATCAAGAAAAAAAATGTTACAATGATGAAAAACGTCGTCTAAAAAAACTTTACCATAACAATTCTTTATCTAGTTCTGATTATTATGATCAATTACAAAAATTTAAAGAAAAAACATTAATTACAAACATATCCCCTCCATTTGAAGAAATTCTTGATAAATATGAAAGTATTAGGGCAGTTTGTTCAAAAAAATCAAAAACTTGCTCTTTACCTAACAAAAAATAAAATGTAATATGTAATTTATATAAAATGTAATATGTAATTTATATAAAATGTAATATGTAATTTATATAAAATGTAATATGTAATTTATATAAATAATTTTTAATGCATTATTTAAACTCCAATTTCAAAGAAACGTCTCATTTGGGCAGGGCTTTGTTCATAACTACTTTGGTTCCAAGGTCCAACGCTTTCTTTTGGAATTGGTGGCAATGATCTTATATCGTGATAAGGGATTTTGTTCGATTGCATTACAGTATTAATACCAACATGATAACCACTGATCAAAAAGTTTTGTTCTTTTAATAATTGCGTTACTGGATTTTCCCTGGCGAATTCATTTGCTTCATCATACTTTGGGAGTAAATCTTCTGGTACAACTTTATCTTCTCCGGCTACAATTTTATCAATGTGTTCTTGTTCTTTATCTTGAACCACTGGTTTTTGTTCTACTTCAAAAATATCTGGTTGAGTTATATTTTCAAGACTTTCTGGCTTTTGTGGATTTATATATGTTATAAACAAATACACACCAACTAAAATTAATGCAATTTTAATCATATCATTTGATTGAATATATTTCCAAATATTGGCTATCATCTTTTGTTTTAATATAGTATAATAAAATAAATTTTAATTTTGAAAATTAAAAAAAAACACTACAATTTAAAAATAATAAAAAACACCACAATTTAAAAATAAAAACATTTCTTTTATATACAATGTATACTCTGTCTAATGATTCCGATCATGATAATATAAATGATATACAAAACTTTATATCTTTATATTCACCTGATATATTATTATTATACGAAGAATTAAAACGTCTATATCATTATTCATCACCCTTTTTTTTAAATAAATTACAATATTATCATCTAATAGATCTCTTTACACAACAATTATTTGAACAACCTATTTTACAAAAGTCTACCTCATTACGTTTTATTAATTTCTATAATACTGAATTGCATTTTTCTTATAATCTTGTTCAAGGTTTTTTTAAAAAACATTTTAAACATAATTTAGATGTAAAAGATTGGGATTACTTTTGTTACATTTTGACCGATTTATACGAAATACGCGATTAATTAGTAAAAATATTATTTATATGTATATCAATATGATCTTGTCTATTGATATAGGAATTCGTAACTTATCTTTGTGTTGTATGAGTTTAATAGAAACAGATAATTTATATAATATACATTTATGGGATGTATATAATACACTTGACACAGATGATTATTATTGCGAATCATTAAAAAAAAATGGTGAAAAATGTGGTAAAACTTGTAATTTTAAATATAAAAAAGGAGATTCTTGGATTTTTACTTGCAAAACACATTTTCCTAAAGACATTACAATTAAAAATGAAAATCATTATAAAAAGAAATTGATAGATAGTTATTTGTTACAAGATATTGCTACTATTGTATTACAAAAATTACAATCTATACGTGATGAAAATCAAGAATTATTTGATAAAATAACTTCAATTATTATAGAATTACAACCTAAAATAAATCAAAAAATGAAATTCATTTCTCATATTATTTATGGGAAATTGGTAGAATTATATTACAACACAAAAACCACTATACGTTTTGTAAGAGCTTCACAAAAATTAAAAGCATATACTGGACCACAATTGGAATGTAAATTAAAGGGGGCTTATGCTAAACGTAAATGGTTAAGCGTTCAATATACAAATTGGTTTTTAGAAAATAATGTTTTTGATAAAGAGAAATGGTCAAACCATTTTAATAATCATAAAAAGAAAGATGATATGGGAGATACGTTTCTTATGGGTATTAATGCATCAGCGTCAAAAAAAACAGATAAACGTGGAAAATGTATAAAATAAAAATATTTATTTATTTTATCTTTTTCAAAAATTTATTTACATAATACAAACTATTTTTATATATTGTCATTGGTTCATAATAATATTTATAACAAACTACATTTGAATTAAATTTTACATTGACATTTTTAACATTTGTATCATTTTTTGCGTCTCCAAAATTTGTTTTAATAATAGATCTCTCTGTCACTATGTTATATTGTCTCATAATAATATAATATACGTTTAAAATATAAAATAAATTCAAAACGAATTAATAAGAAAAAGATATGTTAATTAATGAATTTGAAAAATTATCATTAAAAAAATTCAAAATTAAAAGTATTTTACCAGATGCAACAATATTATGCTTAGGGAAAAGAAGATGTTTTAAAAAAGGAACTAAAATTTTAATGTACAATGGTTTAATTAAAGAAATCGAAAATATTAAAATAGGAGACGAAGTTATGGGGGATGATTCCACACCACGTATAGTTAAAGATATTCATAATGGTTATGATATTTTATACGAGATTACTAATCGAAAAGGTGATAAGTATACTGTGAATGGCGACCATATTTTATCATTAATATATAGTGGTAAAAAAGGAGTATATGATATAATATCAAAAAATAGTTTTCGAGCTGTATGGTTTGATAATAAAACAATTAAACTTAAAAGTAAACTGTTTTCATATAAAAATAAAGATAAAGATATTATATTCAATGAAGCTCAAAATTTTATAAATTCTATAAATGAAAATAGATATGTTGATATACCTGTAAAAGATTTTTTGAAACTTTCTAAAAAATATCAAGAAATGTTATTGGGATATAAAACAGGTGTGGATTTTAAAGAAAAAGATATACCCTTAGATCCTTATTTATTAGGATACTGGTTAGGTGACGGTACATCTAGAGAAGCAATTATTACATCAAAAGATTCAGCTGTTCTTAAATATTTTGCAAAAACTTTACCTTTTTACGATTGTTATTTACAATATAGACAAAGCCAACCTTATTCATATGGTATTAATGGTTTAAAAGTTACAGGTTGTAAAAATAATGTAAACTTTTTCTTAAATACATTAAAACAATATGATTTATTAAATAATAAACATATTCCATACATATACAAATGCAATTCAAGAGAAAAAAGACTTCAATTACTTGCTGGTTTACTTGATTCTGATGGAAATTTAGATAAGAATGAATTTGAATTTACACAATCATTAAAACATGAAAAATTAATAGATGATGTTATTTATCTAGCAAGATCTTTAGGGTTTTCTGTATATAAAAGAAAAAAGAAAACTTCTTGGACACACAAAGGTGAAAAAAAGACAGATTTTGCTTGGAGAATTTTTATAAATGGTTCAGGTATAGAAGAGATACCAACAAAAATTAAAAGAAAACAAGCTCGACCAAGAAAAGAAAGAGTAAATACATTAGTTAGTCAAATCAAAGTTACACAATTAAACTCAGATATTTTTTACGGGTTTGAAGTAGATAAAAATCACAGATTCTTATTAGATAATTTTACAGTTGTTCATAATTCAGGGAAGAGCTGGCTTGTAAGAGATATATTTTTTCATCATAAGGATATTCCATCAGGAGTAGTTTTTTCAGGAACAGAAGAAGCATCACCATTTTTTGGTGATTTTATACCGGATTGTTTTATTCATTCAGAATATGACCCTGAATTAATTGATAGTATAATGATTCGTCAAAAAAGAAAAATACGAGAAGGTAAATCAAAAGGATTATCTGAAAGTGGAAAACATCCAAGTAATAATTTGTTTATTGTTTTGGATGATATGTTACACGATGCTCAAAGTTGGAAAAAAGATAAAACAATTAAAAGTATTTTTTTTAATGGTAGACATTTCAATTTTCTTTTTATACTAACTATGCAATACGCACAAGGAATTCCACCAGAATTAAGAAGTAATATTGATTACGTCTTTATTTTTAACGAACCTTCTGTAGCAAATAGAAAAAAAATATATGATTCGTATGCCGGGATGCTACCGTCATTTGATCATTTCTGCAATATATTAGATGCTTGTACACAAGACCACGAATGTATGGTAATAAAAACATCTGGTAATAGTAGTGATTTACGAGATCAAGTTTTTTGGTACAAAGCTGAACATCATACTAATTTTAGAGTAGGTCATCCTAAATTTTGGAATTTCCATTTGAAAAATTACAACGATCATTATGAAGAAGATGACGATAAAGATAAAGAACATTTAGATAAATTAAAAAGAAAGTTTGCAAAAACAAAAAAACTCAAAGTTATTGTATCAAGACAGGGAGATATTGTTGGATATAAAGAAAATGATGAATAAATTTTGTAATTTTTGTCAATTATTGTTAAAAATTACAAAATTATGATTTAAAGATAAATGACTATACTAATTATAACAAAATGGATAACTCTAAAAGATTAGATATAGTAAATCTTATCAATAACAGTCCATTAACAACATTATCAAATAATTTTCAAAGCACATTACTCAAAAAGATACAAGGGTCATTTATAGATGAAGACCAACGCATCTTTGTTGCTAGTTTTTACAGTTACTTGAACTACAATTCAAAAACAGATTTTGTAATTGATTTAGATGACGTATGGAAATGGTGTGGTTTCACACGAAAAGATCATTGTAAAAGAACTCTTGAAAAACACTTTACTCAAGACGTGGATTACAAAATCTTGCTCCCCAATTCGGGGGAGCAAGTTCATGGAGGTTCTAATAAAGAAACTGTTTTAATGAACATTGAAACATTTAAATCACTATGTATGTTAGCAGGTACATCGAAAAGTAAACAAATACGTCAATATTATCTAAAATTAGAACAATTATTACAGGATACTTTACAAGAACAATTACGAGAACAAGAAAGATTATTACAAGAACAAACACAAAAATTACAAGAACGTGAACGTCAACTTGAAGAACTTGAAAATAAACCAGAAACAATAGGATTTTTAACTAGACGTGCAGGATATAATTATATTATTAAAGATGTTTCTAGACAAGGTCATTACAAAGTAGGTTTTGCAGAAAACACAAAAGCTAGGTTAAGTGCATTAAATACTAGTTCAAGTACTCATTCTTTGGAAATTATATTTAGAATATTCTCAAAAGATAAAGAATTATCTGAAAGAATGATTCATAACGTTTTAGAACCATTTAGAATTAAAAACAATAATCAACGATTAAACGAATGGTTTTATTTAAAAAATGAAACAGAACTTGCATTTGCAGTTAAATCACTTAAAGAATGTATAAAGTTTATAGATAAATATGTTTTTCAAGATCAA